CGCTCCAACCTCTCGCGTTCAATTTCTATGCTCATGGTGTTCTCCTTATTCATCGTAAAGTGCAAAAGCAATCACGGAGGCCGAAAAGATGCCCGAGAACGCAACAAACACCCGAGCAGCCACCCCCCACGTAGACGCATTGAAGTCAGCATTTACAAACGCACCTGCTAAATACGCAAGCACAAGAGTGCCTAAAAATCCAATGATGCTTTTCATGTGCTCTTCTCATCGAATGCGGATAAGGTGTCGTCCACCAGTTGCCTGAAGGTGGCTTCAGTAACATCAGCTTTTTTCCAATGGCTGCTGTACTCGCTGTCCGCTTGTTGCCAATAGGTTTGTCCCAAGTTATAGGCCCGTTTGAGGGCGGCTCTCAATTCTTCGCTGGTCATGTGTTCTTCTCCTTGAGTTTGGCTTCGATGCGTTGGTGAAACACCGCATAGTCCGAGTCGTACAGGTCATGCACTTCTTTTCTCGTCAGCCCAACCCATTGCCGCTGTGCTGCGGGTGGGGTGGCTTTAACGGGCGTAACCCACATGGATGCAACATTTCCAGACGAGGGGTCTTGGTCGTACACCCAAGGCAGCTCAGCGTCTTGGACATTTGGGATGGCCCCTCGTGGAGATGTCGGCTTGTAGATTTTGAACGCCACAGGCTCCTGCACAGGTGCTGCGGGTGTATTCCATGGTGCTGGCGGTTGTTTGCCGTTCATCTGTTTAAGCTCCTGCACAGGTGCTGCAAGGGCACGCTCATCCGCACGGACAAGGGCAACAAGGCGGTCAATTCGTGTGTCAAATCCAGCGTGATGGTCATCCCATCCAGCCTCAAGGGCCATGTCTATCGTGTCTCTCATGTGTTCCCCCTTGCTCGGATGGCGTCACGGTAAGCCTGTGCGCCAGCAATCCAGCCATCTTGATACGCCTCGCCCCATGCGCTGTTTCCCACTGGGGCTTGTACATCCTCATGCTCGTACAGCGCCTCACACGCCGCACGCTCGGCTTTGGCGCTGACTGCCACCAACTCCATCAGACGCTCCATCATGTAGCCATGCGTCCAAGTTTGGAAACGCTCGGCCTTCATGTACTGCGCCGCAATTTCACTCGCCATTTCTATCGTGGTTTTCATTTCTTCATCCTTTCTTCAAACAGGCGCAGCACCATCTCGCGGAACAGCAACGCGCTTTGGCTGTGCTTGTATGCGTTGAACAGGTGGCTGTCCTCCATGTCCTTGATGGCAAGCCTGCGCCCATCCTTGGTTGTCCACACCTCGGTGCGGAAGTTGCGCCGGGCTTCTTGTTCTTCTATTGCCTTCTCGACAAAGGCCATCTGCATGCAGTAGTCATCGTAGGCTTCGCTCATTTCTTCTCCCTCAAACAAGTGCAAGTCCATCCGCTGCTGTCATAGCCAAGGCCGTGGCAGTAAGGGCAGTGTTCGTCAGTCTCGGCGGGGGGCACACGGGCGAACCAGCTTTTGATCCAATCAAGAAAACCGAGGATCGCGTTCATGCTCGCCCCCTTTCGCGGATGTGGACTGCAATAGTGGCGGTAAGGTTTTTTGTCAACTGCTGTGGGGTGAACTCGTGACCGCCGGGGATAAAGTCCCAGCCATCACACAGCTTCGCGCACTCCTCGCGCTCCGCTTTTATGGCCCTCTGCCATGTGCGCAGGAACACGTCCAGCTCCTCGCGGGTTGGCTCACCCAGCATCCGGCTGATCTCCAGCCAAGCGTCTGCCATTGCTCCGTTCATACATCACCCCACCAAGATGTTGCGCAGCTCTTTGAACAGCGCGAGTGCTTGACGCACGGATAGCTTGTCGATGACATCGCTTGGCTCCCAAGGTTTCTCTTCGCGTGTTGCTGGCAACGAAGCGATGCCTGCTGACGCAGGGGGAATGACCTCGCCTGTGCGCTTGCTGACAATGACAACCTTCTTGCGCTCGGGCTTGGCCTTCTTGATTGCCGATGACTTGATCGGTGTGTACTCCGGCACCGTAGTGAACAGCAGATCACCGCGCAGAATCATCGAGCCGTTCCTTACGAACTGGCCAAGCAATGATGTTGTCGATGCCCTCTTGAAGTTCAGTGCTTCAAGCGCGTTGGCAATCTCCTTGCGGGTCTTGCCGGGGTTCTGGTGCACGTAGTCGAACGTGGCACGTGTGACGTTGTTGGTGGTCTCAAACAGTTTCCTTGGCATTGCGTTCTCCTTCTTTGGTTCAATCTTTTGATGGGCCTCGTCGTCTGCGGCCCATGCGTTGGCTGTCTTAGCAAGCGCTTGCTCAAGCGCTGTCTTGATGTCAGGCATTTGCTTTCTCCTTGGTTGCTGCTTTGCTTGTTTTCTTTGGCCAGCCTAGCTTGGTCAGGTCTGCCACCATGTTGGCCACAGCAGGCAGGTGCTTTGTCGGCGTTGCCTCGGTCGGGAAGTACGTGACGAACTCGGGCAGCAGTTTCGTGAGTTGCGCCAGCGTGCTGCACCCCATGACAGCCGCGCTCAGTTTGTTGTGTGCATCGTCTCGCTTTTGCTTGCGTGCTTTGAAAGGCGCTATGACCTTCGCGTAGTCTGCATCACCGGAAATAAAGTCAATGCCGTAGGAAAGCTCGGAGTCCCAGCTCGATACGCGTGTTGTTTTAAGCGCGGCGGCGTGTGTCTTGTACAGCTTCTTGATAGGGGCGCTCATGCCTGCAACAAACGCATCTTGCATTTCTTTCCTAAGTGCTTCTTCTGCGGGTGCGGGTACGTCCTGCATGATGGCTCGGACGATGGCTTCTTTCTCGTACTTGGTCAGTTTCATTTTGTTTCTCCTTGGATTATTTAAAGCGGCGAATGAAAGGTGTGAAGGGTGGTGTCTCCACTATCGGGGGTGGAGGCGGCGTAGCACGGCCCTCAGAGGGTGGTGTCCAGCCGTACTTGCGCCACGTGGCTTGCACGTCTGCGCCTGATGTCCATTTAAAGTCGGGATGACCTACCGGGACGAACGGTATTGTTTTCTTGCAGTCCATTAGTTTCTCCTTGGTGTTAGTTACCTTTGACGCAGAGCACTTGCTTGAGTGTGTGCACCACTTCAACGAGGTCGGTTTGATTGGCCATCACTTGGTCGATGTCTTTGTACGATGCGGGGATTTCATCAATGACGCCCTCGTCCTTGCGACATTCAACGCCTTCTGTTTGAGCAATGAGGTCAGTCAAGCTGAATCGTCGCTTGGCTTCAGCGCGGGACATGACACGACCAGCGCCGTGTGAGCAGGAACAGTAGGATTGGAGATCACCCTTACCCCGCACAATGTAGCTTCGCTGGCCCATAGAGCCGGGGATGATGCCAAGATCACCTGCACGGGCGCGGATGGCACCTTTACGAGTAACCCACATGTTGCGTCCGAAGTGGTGTTCTTTTTCGACATAGTTGTGGTGGCAGTTGATTGCTTCCTGTGTGATGGTGAACGCAGGCATCATCCCGCGCATCGCTTCGATGACTTGAATCATCATGCGGCGGCGGTTCTCAAGCGCGTAGTTCTGCGCCCATCCAACTGCGTGCATGTAGTCATCGAAGTCTTCTGTGTCCTCGGGGAAGTACGCGAGGTTGTCGTCGGGCAGCGTGATAAAGAACTGCTCCATCTGGCGCTTGGCCTTGGCGATGTAGTGTGTGCCGATCATGTTGCCGATACCGCGTGAGCCCGAGTGCAGCATGATCCACACGTCCTGACTCTCGTCGATACACACCTCAATGAAGTGGTTGCCAGAACCAAGTGAGCCAATCTGCGATGCAGCTTTGGCGTGGAACTTGTCGTAGTCTCCTTTGTACAGCGGCTCCACAACGGTGCGCAGAAGGTCGGGAGTCACTTCGCCAATATCCGTGCTGTCATCGTGCGCACCGCCCACACCCAGAGGTACACGGCGCTCGATCTCGTCACGCAGGGGCTTGAGGTTATCCGGCAGATCGCTGGCCTTCAGAGACAGGCGCACAGCGTTCATGCCGCACCCAATATCGACGCCCACAGCGGCGGGTATAACGGCCTTCTCGGTGGCAATGACAGTGCCCACAGTCGAGCCTATGCCCGCGTGTACGTCAGGCATACAGGCCACGCCATTGCTTGCGATGAAGGGTAGACGCGCCAAGTTCTTGAGCTGCGTCAGGGCAGACGCTTCGATGTCGTCCGTCCACACTTTGATGGGGCGTGCGCCCGCATCCTGCATTACTTGTTTCATTAGTTTCTCCTTGGAATGGTTAAAGTGTGCAGCCTTCGTGCACTTGACGTTTAACTGAAAGATATGCTTCGTGCGCTTGTTGCGCGGTATCAAACAGGCCTAGGTACTGCGTTACTCCTTCAATGGTTATTTGGGAGCGCCACTTGCCGGACTGTTTATCTTTGCACGCGCCGAGAAGCCCGCTACTGCTGCTGCGGATAGGACTTCTTTGATTTTGTATGTTTACCTGCGGCGTCACGTCTCGTAAGTTGTCTATCCGATTGTCTGCGCGATCACCGTTGATATGGTCTATCACATGTGCTGGCCACACGCCGTGCACGTACAACCAAGCGAGCCTGTGCGCTTGAAACATGCGTCTGCCTACGCGAATTCGTAGATACCCGTTACCGCCGTTTGCAGTAGCGACACTGCCTATCGAGACAGTTTTACGCACTTGCTGACGCCAAGTAAATACGCCTGTCTGCGGACAGTAGTCAAGGACTTCGCGTAACCGCGTAGAATCTAAATTGCTCATGATGTCGTACCTTTCATACGATTTATGGGAAGTGGTAGATAGGGGCGGCAACCCCTATCTGCTGCGCTTATTGTGTGTCGCATCTTAGACAGAAGTCAATAGGTTTTTTCATTATTTTTCAGCTCATTTATCTGCCACTCGATACTCTGCCTCTTGCGCCATGCTTGGTCTTCGTTTTGCAGGTCAGAGGGGCAGTTACGCACAGCGTGCGCAGGTCGTGAGTAGCGGTCACACAAGGCTTTCGCCTCGTGCAACTCAGCTTGCAGTTGCTCTAATGTTTTCATTCATGTTCTCCGTAGTTGATTCATTGTCATCCCCGCTCAAGTCGCCGCGCAGGGGGCGCAGTTTTTCGTCTGAGCAATACATGACCTGTACCGTATCGAATGCGTTTGCAAAGTTGATGGGCCTGTCGATGCGCCATACGGGTTGAACTCCGCGCCTGTGCGTTTGTGGTCTGCCTTTTGTGTCAACAAATACGTTCGTTACCAACAGCTCAAGGCACTGCACAATCTTGCCCTCGTTGCCGCAAGAGCTACTCACAATGATGGCGAGGTCGCCTTTTTTACAGTTCATATCTCACTCCAAGTAAAGGTACACGGCCATGAACAGGGCCAACAGAAGGAAGATCACGCGCTCTGCTTTGTCGCTGACGATCTCGATGCGGGTGGGGACGCCCCTTGCGGGGCCTGTGTATCGTTTCATACGTTCTCCTTGGTTTATGCGGCGTAGGACTGGTCGAATATCTCGGCCAGCACTGCATCGGGGTTGTACGTTGTGCTGATCTTCAGGGCGTGGGCAAGCAACACCTCGTCGATCTTGTTGCGGTCGATCAGGCGCTCGGCCATCTCTGGGTCTTCGGGCCACACGGACTCACACATCAGCTCGATCAGCCACTGCTTGGAGCCAGCCTGCGCATCGTACAAAGCCTCTTGAAGCTCGATGGTGTAAGAGTCCATGTCGTAGTCATAGTCGTCATCATCGAGGTGGTGCAACCCGGCCCACTCGCTTGCGCTTACGCCAAGAGAGTTGACACCCGTCAGAGAAGGGCTGTAGTACGACCCCCACCCCGCCCAGTCCAGCTTGTCGATGACTTTGGGGTCACGGTCAGTTGGCAGTGCGTCCCAGTCGATCTTGGCCACACGCTCAGCCAACGCCACAAAATGCACCACATCCAAAGACTCCTTGTCGCTGTGCTCAGAGTAGTAGCCCACCGATATGTTGGTGCACTCGGGTATGTCCTCAATGAACTCGGCCGTGTCGGTATACACACCGGAGTTGTCGGGCAGGTACATCAGCGTCATGTCCTCGTTGAGTGCATTGCTCAGCGCCTCACCAAACGCATCGGAGCAGCAACGGCCCCGGCCTTGGTGTGTGATAACGCTGTCGATACCCCTGCGGTCAAAGGCAATAGCCCGGTCGAACTCAGAGAGAAGTTCTCTCTCATGCTTGGCCAGATGCGTAGCACCGATACCGCCGCACTCCTCACCCTGTGTGAAGATGTAGTAGGCGTCAACGCCAGCGTGTAGCAGGTGCATGAGCATCGCAACACCAGCGCCATCATCGGCACCGAGAGCTGCACCGTCAGCGTACCAGTGAGTCTCAGTCTGCCGGATTTTGTTGGCCCCCTCTTTGCGGTGCACAGTGTCAACGTGTGCAACGAACAACGTGCGATTGTCGGGGCTGATCCGTGTGTCGATGTGCAGGTTGCCGATAGCATCGCGGTGCATCTTGGCGTGTGCTGGTGCACGCTCTTGCAACCAGTCAGTCAAGCGGCGTGTACCCTCGCTGTTGTGTGGGCGCATCATTGAGAGAGCGCGGGCGAGAGTCTTGTACAGGATGGTTTGTTTGTTGAGTGTAGTCATGGATGTTTCTCCTAAAAATTAAGCGGCGAGCGAGAAGCGCTCGTCAATGGTTACGTCAACGGTGGCGGTTGCTATCAGGGTAGGCTCGGCTTCGACCGCTGTCTCGGTCTCAGCTTCGTCCTCGTCCTCTTCTTCGTCGTCTGTCTCTGGCGCATGGTCTGGGTGGTAGTACTCGCCGTCAACCTCTACGCTGTCCTCGTCATTGGTGTAGTAGTTGCCTGACTCAGCACAGCACCAGCAGTCATCACGCAACTCGTACTGGCCGGTGTCCTCGGCGTAGCAGATGTCCTCGTCATCACAGTGGTAGTACTCGTCTTGTGAGTTGATGTACACAGCGTTGTCACTGTGCTCGTAGTCGTCGTTGTGCAAGCGCACGATGTTGTTGTCATCGAGGTACTCGGTGTGGTAGTAGTCATCGCCCACATACACCGCGTCGTCGTTGGACACGTAGTAATGCTCACCCCTGCGGCCATAGGCCCTCGTGTAGTCGTCAATACAGCACGGGCCGACACGACTGTCACCGTTGTAGCCGATAGAGTAGCTGTCGTCCTCGTCCATACCCTCGCCGCAGTCATCGCATGTGCACTCGTGACCATTGACGGTGCCGTTGGTACTGCACGCCTCCCACCCGCTGTAGTTTGAGATACGGAACTCGTCATCCCCTGTCTCCTCGACGTGCTGGTTAGCGCCGTCAATGTATGGCATCAGGAACCCTTCACGCCGTAGCGGGTAGCGCATCAGACGTGTGTGCTCAGGCCAGCCGCGCCACTTGGCATAACCCAAGCCGGTAAGCATAGCCTCGATGGACTCGTCAGCGCCCGAGTGCGAACTGTACTCACGCTCACGTTTGTATGAGCGCACGAATCCCTTGGTCTCACCGTCATCGGTCTCATGCACAAGGCAACGACCTAGCACCATACCGTCCGTGTCAGTACGCACAGCCATGCCCCAGCCAAGCGATGGGTCATATACAGCGTAGGGATGGCGCTCCTCTTTGTCATCGCACTCGATGTCGAAGCTCGGACTCATACATGAGCGAGGCCCGTTGATAACCGCATACACCATACGACCCAAGTCCTTGGTGATCTCTGTCGTGCCGCCGTAGGTGTACTGAGCAACCACGTCACGGATAAGGTTGGATGGTGCGTCAGGGAAGTGGCGCGTCAAGTACTTACCGATCGTAGTCACGACAGCTTTGCAGTCACTGTCGCCGTTGTGCATCGCTGACTTCTCGTCCCGTGTGTAGGCTAGGCGGTTGGGGTCAGTGATGGACTTGTGTGGCCACTCAAGCAACAGTTGTTGCCAGTCTTGTGCACGGTACATGTGGTCGGTCATCATCACGAACACAGCGGGGTGCAGTTGGTGACGCTGGCGCTGTTGGTTGAACCACTCGCGCCCAAGCACAACTAGCTCGTATTTGCCGGGGCCGATGCGCTTGAACACGCCCTCAGATACGATGCGGGCGGCTGGCATGAACCAGTAGTCCATGAACTGATGTGCTTCTCGTGTGTCTTTCCATGTAGGCATTTTGCTTTCTCCTTAGTTTCAAGTTTGGAATTGATGGGTATGGTCGCCACCCATCAAGGCGTCAGAGAGAACTCTCTCTTGATTCATTTCAGTTCGTCAGGTACATCAACTTCATCACCCAGCTTGGATGCAACGTAGCAACGCATGGCGGCAATCAGGGGTGTGGGGCCTGCTTGCTCCAATTGCGATGCGGTATATGCAAGCCACGGCTTGCCCTCTTTAGCGGCTAGTCCTTTGCGCTGAAAAAGGTTTATTCCCTCACGCTCAATGATCGGCCCGCCTTGCACCCAGTCGGTTGATGGGGTGTAGCTGTCTTCGGGCACAAGGTCTAACCGATACCCCTCGCACTTCGCCACCGCCCAATCAAGGGCGGCTCCTGTCAGTTCACTCGTTTTCATTCCATCTCCTCCTTACGCATCTCGTTGAGTCGGTGTATCCGGTAGAACTTCACGAACAGGTCATCGAACGCTGTGAGTAGGCGTTCCCTGTTCATCGCATCGGCTCTGAAGAAAGCCTGCGCTATGCAAGCGGCGAAGCCACCGCCTTGTTGCTCCATCAGTTTTGCTGCGTACCACAGCATTTCGTAGTCCAAGTCCATTGCTTTCATTTGCTTTCTCCTTGTGGTTGATGTGTTACAGGTCTTGCACTGCCATGTAGATGGCATCGCGTTGCTCTTTGGTGAAGTAACTGCGCAGGTTGGCCGCTGTGTCGAGGCACTCTTTGTATGTGTTCACCGCCTTGATGCTGTCGGTGCTGTACCCATACATGTCGCACCAGTCGTTGAAGTTGTAGTCCGCCGCGTCAGCGTCCATGAACAGGGCGTGAAGCACGTCTGCTATCTGCGGAAACTTGGGTTTGCGGCTTCTCTCCAGCACCTCGTATGCCAGCGTCCCTTTGCGTGGTGGGTTGATGGCCAGCGCCAGCGGGTTGATCGGTAAGCGCAGGCCAAGCCCTGTGTAGTAACTCGTCGTCCAGTGCCGGGACTGCGAGGGGTTGGTGATGCGTACCCGCCACTCGTCGCACTGCCAGTTGTCTTCACGCTGTGTCTGCCCTACGTAGTGGATGGTGATGGGCAGTGACGCGAAGTCAAAGGTTGGTGTGGTGGGTGTTGCGGGTTCTGCTGTGTTGTCGGTTGTCATGGATGTTTCTCCTTGAGTTGATGTGTTGCCGCCCTGTCAGGGTAGTACCGGCTGTGCGGGCGGCGTAGCACAGCCGGAGTCAGAGAGAAATCTCTCTGGGTTAAAAGTTATTGAGTAGCCCCGTCCATCGGGCAGGCAGGGGCATCGTTGGCTTGAGGTTGTCCATCGCAAGGTAGGCACGTTGCAAGTCCATATCTCGGGCGTCGAGTTCAGCAATAAGCTCGGGGGCTGTTGCAAAACTGCGCTCTTGGTCGATCTCGTCTTGCGCTTTCTTCATCTGGCCCACAAGGAACGCACGCTGTATGACGTGGACATTGGGGGATACTCGCCGCTCGAACGGCACCTTTCTTTTACCTCTGACCGGATCGGGGACTGCATTAAACAGATCACGCACATGGCGTTTTGGTTTGTCTTTGACGTAGTCCGACCAGTGCTCGCCGTTGTTGGGGATGGCCCAATCCCTCTCCTTCAGCATGAGGGCAACGAACTGCCCCGGTGCAACCTCGCCTTCCTTTTGTAACTTGACCAGCCTTGCGATCAACTCAACGAGCACGTCCTCGTAGGCGGACAGCGCCTTGTACTTGGCCGCAGTCCCTGCGTTGCCAAACTCAGCGGATACTTGGCGTTTGGCTTGGGACTTCATGGTGCGTACGCCGCCCAGCTCCATCCTTGCGGAAGACAGGATGTCGTCCCACAGTTGGTGCGCCACGGTGGCCTTGATTTTTTGCTTACGTTGCCGCGCCTTGGCCAGCTTCACGGCCTGCAAGATGTCACGCATCACGGGCACAGGGTACTTGTGCTCGGTCAGGTGGCGCTCCAAACGAGGCGCACTCATGGCCAGCCAAGCGGGTTGAAGGTCTTGTTCCATACTTTTACTCCTTAAAATTACGAATTGTACACGGTCTGTCCGAACTGTCCTAATTTTTTTACGCATTAACGCAAGGGCTGGACAGCCTACGGCCCGCATGGTTACGGGGTTTCTCGGGGGACTGTCCACTTATTCTTGCCAAAATAAAAAGAGAACATGCTTCACCTTTATTTTTATATACGTGTGTATGTGTGTGGATGTGTACGAACATATAAAAATTCATCTTCTTCTCTATATCTATATAAATATATATGGAAAGAGAAGACGGTTTTGAGCGGAGCCACGCAACCATGCGGGTTGCAGGCCGTCCACGCTTTGCTTTCATGTGTGAAAGAATTAGGACAGTCCAGACAGTGGTTTTTTAACAACACTTTGAGGGTCAGAGAGAATTCTCTCTCAGAAGCCGGGCAAAGCCTGCTGTTGGCGGATGCCTACTTCATGCCAGAGCTGGGACATAGAGGCGCAGGGGATGGTGACGGTCGTGCCTACCATGTTGACGCTGGCGATCCAGTAGGGATCACGCTTGCCGTTGGGGTAGTAGACCTGAGCGCACCAGAGAGCGCCAGCGGGGTCACGCCATTGGGTGACGGTTTCGAGTGTGGGGGTGTTGAGGTTACGCATGATGTGCCTTTATTACTTGGGGTTATGAGAGGGGCTTATTACTGTTTGTAATGACGCCGGGGGAAGGGTGTTTGACATGGAATGAAACAACGGGCCAGCCTCGCCCGTTGTCGTTCGCGGGGGAAATCACTTAGCAACTGCACGCAAAGCGGCGATGGCATCGGCGGCGCTCTCGAAGTTGGCAAGGTAGGCGGCGGCAAGTGCTCGGGCGTCTTTGCTCAAACGCATGGACTTTGTAGGCGCGGCATCTTTCGGCTCGGGGCGAATCACCATGTAGCGGAAGTCAGCGCTGGCGCGGTCGATGGCCTTGACGTTCTCGGGCTTTGCACCAGCGCCTTTGCCCTCAGAGAGAATTCTCTCTGCACCCTTCACGCCTTGGCCCTCAAGGTGGCCAAGCATCCAACGCTGGCGCAAGTCTTTGCGTTGCTCAGGTGTGCCCTCAAGGTAGGCCGCATGGAAGGGGTCAGCGGCCTCACGTACTTTGCGTGTGGCAGTGCCGATGTTGAAAGCGAATTGTTGAATGGTCAGTTTAGTCATGGAAGTTTCTCCGTTGGGTTGGTGTCTTGCAGGGCCATTCCCTACTCGACAAACCCTAGTTTCCGGCAACCCCCATTCGATAGCCCTCGACAGCACCAGAAACGGGGCAAAAAGCACTATTTCTGACCCCTACCGTACCCCCATCAGGCTATATATGGGCAAGACAGGGCCGCGTAGTACAACACTGTTCCACTCCCGCTCCCAGTACTTTGTAAAAACTTAGACAATTGCCAGCCAAACCCCGATATCGGAATTCCGATATCGACCCCCCCTACTAAAAATATTGACCCCCTCCAAAAAATTTCTAAAAATTTTTGAAAAAACTGGGGTACACTGGGGCCATCATGAAAGCAACCGCTCTTCCTCGACCGATTCAAACTGGGTGTAATGTCAGCCCGGTAGACGGCCGCTTTTGGAAAGCGGAGGCCGCAGGTTCAAGCCCTGTCACACAGACCAATTCAAATTGCCGATCCAATAATTCAACGACGAATTATTGATCCCCGTCACGCGGGGATGCGGCGCAGAAGGTGAGGCGCGGCAGACTGTAAATCTGTTGCTCAAAAGGCAAGTTGGTTCGAATCCAGCCATCCCCACCATCAATCCCCCAAAGTTTTTCCTCGATAGCTCAGTTGGTAGAGCGCGGCACTGTTAATGCCGTTGTCCGTGGTTCAAGCCCACGTCGGGGAGCCAGCTATGTTCCCGAACTTCATTTCGGGGACATGCCCTTGTAGCTCAGCGGTAGAGCATCCGCCTTGTAAGCGGGAGGTCGTCTGTTCAATCCAGACCGGGGGCACCAGAAAAAAACCCCCGTGCCTTGCGACGCGGGGGTTAAAGGAGTCTCACAACTCCAAGGAGAAGCAACGAAGCCTACGGTCGGCCGGGAACCCCCAACCCAAACCCGCTTGCAACATCACCGGAAGTGAGTATATACTCTGGTCATCGGGACAGCAACCCGCAACTCTTTGGAGAGTCGGCAACAGAATGTTGCTGGGACTCCGTCAGGACCAAATGTTAGACCACCTCCTCGACTTCGACGCCGAAGTCCTGCCGAAATCTCAAGCGCCTACCCCGGCGGAGAAGACAGCGCCTGTTGATCTGCTCAACGGCAAGATCAGCACCAACGACTGGCTCAAGGAGATGGGCATCCCTGACGCCGAGACAGCGGTCTCTGAGTTGGAAAAGCAGCAGGCACGGGAAACCTTCTCGGCCATGACAACCGCCTCCCCCATAAAAGAACAGCACGCCTTGATCTCTTCGATCGAGACGCCTGCGGCCGTGAAGCACCTTGTGGGAATGCTGACGGCCTATGACTGGGAGTTTGTCAGCCAAGCGAAAGAACTGCGCGGGTACGCAGTGGCCAAAATCCTCGAAGACTGCGAGAACCCAAACGCCAACATCCGGCTCAAAGCGCTCGGTCTTTTGGGCAAGGTCACGGAAGTGGGCCTGTTCACCGAGAAGATTGAGGTCAAGAAGACCGACATGACGGAAGCCGAGATCGACCAGCGCCTGAAAGAGAAGCTGGCCAAGTTCATGGACGTGTCAGACGCCGACGTCACGGACCTCGTGGACATCACCGAAGTCAAACCAACGCCAGTCATTGATGACAACCAACCCACCACTGACGCCTGAGCAAGCCTCTGCGCTGTTCAAGAA